ACAGCAGGACGTCCGACGCCGACCACAGGTAGCGGCCGGCGAGGACGACGTTCTGCACGGTGGTGAGCGCGGTGCCGGTCGCGCTGGCCAGGCTGTTGGCGTCGAGGCGGCGGCCGCCCGCGATGGGTAGACCGGACACGGAATCGCGGTGGCCGAGCAGCACCCGGGACGACGTCGCCCCGGTCCCGGTGGACCAGGCCAGGATGGTGCGGGTGCCGGTGGTGATCGGGTTCGTCAGCGCGGCCGCGACGAAGACGGTCAGCGAGCCGCGGTTCCGGGCGACATCGAGAGCGGTCCCGGACATCGCCGCGGTCGACGAGGCGCCATTGAAGACCAGGCCCTTGTGCCCGGTGCCTCCCGAGTCGGTGGTCAGGGTGACGTTGGTGCAGGCGACCGCCGGGTGGCCCTGCCCGGAAGACTCCGGCACCGACGCGACCGCGCTGCCGTTGCTGCCGGCGACGTCGTCACCGCGGATCCGGAACCCGAGGTTGGTGGTGGGTGGCGCCGTGACCGCTGTGCCGCCGCGGGATCGGACGGCGACCGACCCCTTCTTCCCTGGGGTCCGCCGGCCGGCGAAGGGGGCGGCCACGGTGGCCGCGACCCCGGCCGCGCCGGCGATAGTGACTGCGCCGTCCCCGGCCTGGAAGATCTCGATGGCCCGCCCGGGCAGCCCAGCCGGCAGGGTGACAGTGACCGGTGACGTCGAGTTGACCTCGACCACGTCGGACGTCGCCGCGCTGATGGTGAAGCTGCCGGTGGCCGTCTCGGACGAGAGGACGTGCGCGGAGTCGGCGACGTCCTTGACCGCGCCGATCGCGGCGTTCAGGGGCCCGGCCCAGGTGCCCTTCGGGGCGCCGGGTGTGGGCAGGTTGAGGGGCGTGGTCATCCGCCGTAGATCCCTTCGCCATATGCGTCGGCGCCGAATGCACCGACGGGCTCGTCGTAGTCGCGGATGATCAAGCGGTCGTTCGTGAGCATCCAGGTCGGGCCGAGAGTGGGCCAGGAAACTGCGGGTCCGATGCTGCTCGGCGCCTCGCACACCACCGTGATGTCGGTCCGCGAGGTCGGCCTGGCGCTCGGCCACGAGCCGTCCCACCGGACCCGGTGCACCCACCCCGCGGGGACCTGGCTCAGAGGCAGCATGCCGCCGGCGAGACTGGCCACGCCGCCCGCGGCACCGATCGCCGACCGGGCGATCGTGCCGCTGGTCCGGGCGATCTCGTCCGGGATGTCGGCCGTCCGGAGCAGGCCGCCCAGCAGTGTTGGCCACCTCATGTCGTCACCGTGATGGGAGTGAGAGTGTCGAGGTACAGGTTGGCCAAGTCGCCGGAAAGCGGCACGTCGACGTTCGTGATCGTCGTGCTGACCTTCACCCGGACGGTGTTCTGTAGTCCGTTCGATGACACCCGAGCCTGATTCCGGCCGTACCTGTTGCTCCAGATATCGACGTTGTCGACCAGGCCGGCAGCGCCGGACGGGAGGTTCTTGGGGGCGAGATGCACGCACGCCTCACCCCACCCGTCGAAGAAATTCCACTGGATCGTAATGTTCACTTCGTTGGCGTTCTGCGGCTGAATCAGAATGGCCTGGCCACTGACCTGATTGCCGGCGTACGGCTTGGTCACGTTCGAAACCGACGAGTCGATGAATCCGGAGTAGTTGTTACCCCGGATTTTGACGCCGTTGCACCCGTGAATCTGGGTGCCATCGTTGTGCGTGTGGCCGTCGCCCTGCTGAGGATCGGTGCGGTAGGCGAAGTCGTGGATCCAGTTGGCGTCGATCTCCACGTTCGAGATCGCCGACGGAGCACTGCCGTTCACCACGCTGATGCCGTCGGTGGTCCCCGAGACATCGTTGCGCCGCGCCTTGTAGTCGTGCCCGCGGATCCCGTCCCAGTACGACGACGGGGTCTGCGGCCGAAGGGTGTTGTCCTCGAGGATCGCGTTGACGCAGGCGGCGTTGTCGCAGTGGATGAGCCCGGTGTTCGTCGTGGGTGCGTTGATGGATCCCCAGATCCGGCAGTTCCGGATGGTGACATTCGCCGCCTTGATCGACACGTTCCCGTAGATCTCGCGGCCTTCCCAGACCGTGTTGGCGACGGTGATCGTTTGGTTGCCGGTCATCGTGATATTGCTTGGCGGGCTACCCGATTCCCAGGTAGCGCCCGACGTGCCGAGGCCGGGGACATAGGTGCCGAGCTCGCCGTACGGACCCCATGCCGGGTAGGGCGGAGTTCCGGTCTGCGGCTGGCCGAGGGGCACGAGTCCCTCGGCGGTCATGATCCATTGGGTGGACACGCCGGTGGCGGCCGTCGACAACAACAGTCCCGAATGCCGGGCGACCGGGAGAGACGCCGTCTTGATCGCGACCCCGGAGTGGTGCGCCCGGGGCAGCCCGGTCAGCGGGTTGATCGCGACCCCGGAGTGCCGGGCCTTCGGCTGAGGGGAGACGTATCCGATCGCGACCCCGGAGTGCCGTGCCTTCGGGCCCGGCAACCCCGCCGTGATCGTGACCCCGGAGTGCCGGGCCTTGCTCATACCGTGGTGTCCGTGAACCGATTCCGCAGCGTCGTCATGTCACCCGACGCTGACGCGATGGTCCACGTCCTCTTCGTAGGCGTGGTGGTGCAGTCGACGGTGTCGGAGCCGATCACAGCACCGTCGAGCAGCACCTCGTGCAGGGTCCGGATCGTGGGTGAGGCGAGATCCTGCGAGTGCCAGCATTCGACGGTCAGGCCACCGGTCGGGAGGATCGTGATGCTGGATCTCACCGTGCACTGCGCGCCGGACGGGCCCGCCGGTGACTCGATGTAGGTGGACGGCGCCGTCTCAGTCTCGACGTCGCCCAACGCGCCATGCAGGGTGCCGGTGCCGACGGCCGTGAACGCGCCCGGGTTCGACACCGTCTCCGTCGGCCGCCACGTCGTGGCCATGCCCCACAGTCCGGGGCCGGCACCCAGTCGCACCTGATCGACGTCCGTCGACGCCGGCGATGAGGCGGTGGTGAGCAGGCCGATCCGGAAGGTCCGGGTCACACCGGCCGACGGCGCCGCCCGAACCCCGGAGTCGGCCAGCACGGTGTTGCTGGCGCCGGCGTAGATGATGACCCGAATCGACGTCGCCGAGATGACCTCGTACTCGCAGCGGAGCCAGGTATTCGCGGGAATCGTGTCGGTGCCGGCCGCGCCGACCGCTGTCGACGAGGGCCCCTCGAGAATCTTCAGCTTGCCCGTGGCAGAGATCGCGACTGCCCAAGCGGTCACGGTCGCAGCGGTGTCGCTGTACCCCTTGAAAAGGACATGGTCCACGGACGGCTGGGTGGGGATCCGCATCCAGTGCTGCCCGACGAAGTCGGACTGATCGGCGGCCAGCGTCACCTGCAGGTGCTGCTGCGTCGACCCACTGCGGGTCATCCGGTAGCCGTAGGCGCCGAACATCGCGGCACCGGTGAGGGCCTGGATGGTCGAGGAACCGAGGTTGACCACGGTCCAGTAGTCGCCGGATCCGCCGCCGGAGTTGCCGCCGGACCCTGCAGTGACGCCGGTGCCGCTCGCGGAGTAGCCCTCCGCGGTGTTTCGGAAAAGTTCGGTCGGCATTCGGTCTCCTCAGTAAGTCCGGTAGTCGTCCTGCGGCAGGAGCCACGCAGGCGGGGGCGTCGCCTCCGGCGCGTCGACCCAGTAGGTGATGTCGGTCCGGGCGGTCGGCCGAGCGGATGGCCAGGCCACGCCGTTGTAGTGCAGGGCCAGGACCGCGCCCGGCGGGGCGTTGTCGACCGGCAGCTTCGCCGCCCCGTCGAGCGGGGCGACGCCGTTGGTAGCGCCACGCAGCGACGGCAGGACCACGTCGGCGACTCGGGCGATCGCGGCCGGGAAGAACTTCAGGAGGATCTTCCCGGCCGAGTCCATCCGCGGGATCGGGTACTGGGGCATCAGGGGACCGTCACGATCAGGATGTCCGGATCAGATGGGTCGACGGTGATGCTCACCGCGCCGGCGGCCGCGAGCTCCGTCTGGACGAAGGAGGTCGTGGCCACCTTGCCGCTGTTGTCGCCGGCGGCCGGAGTCGTGGCCGTCGGGTTGACCAGGGCGGGGGAGTCGAGCGGGGCCGCCCCGATGGCCGTCCGGGCGGCGGCCTGGTCAGCGCCGGCCGCGACGACCGTGGGCTTCTCACCGATCGTGGACCAGGTCGGGATCGCCGACGTGGGCGCCTTGCCGGCCAGCGCCGCGGTCAGACCGGCGTTGGTGATCGTTCCGCTGACCGCCAGGTCTCCGTTGACGGTGGCGTCGTCACCGACCGACAGATCGTCGACCGTGGTGGTGCCTGCTGCTAGCAACAGGTTCCGCATCGCCAGGTAATTGGCGGCCTTGTTGAAGGTGCGGGCGTCCGTGGACATGCCGGGGATGGTGTCGACGGTGGTACCGCCGCCGCCGACCACCAGACCGCTGATCTGGGCCTGGAGGTTCGCGAGCTGGGCGTCGACGTAGGCCCGCAGCGGCTCCGGGAGTGAGGCCCCCGGGGCGCCCGGATCGGCCACCTGTGTCAGATTCCACCAGGACGTGCTGTTGGCCGTGGACGAGAGGACCTGCCGGAACTCCCTCCGGTACACGCTGGGCCGCCGCAACTGCGGGTCCGGCGAGGTGACGTCACCCGGCCGCTGAACCTCCAGCAGGTAGGGATTCTCCGGCGGGAGCGGGTCGAGATCCAGTGTCACCGAGGCGGACTGGAACGGCTTCCAACCGCCGCCATTGGGCCACGCCGCCTCCACAAGATCCCCGCCGTTGACGTAGGGCAGCGAGTTCCGCACCCGGTACCGCCATCCCGGGCCGACGATCGGCTCGACCGAGGAGCCGGAGTCCTCGAGCCGGATCGTCAGGATGATGTTGGTCATCGGGCGTCGGGGTCCTGTGCTCGGCCGATGCCGCCGGGCACCGCCCGCTGGATCGCGCCGTCCTTCCCGCTGATGCCCAGAGAGCTGGTCAGGCCGAAGAAGCTGACGACGCCCAGCACGAAGGTCACCGCGGCGCCGTAGCCGGCCTCGGCCCAGTCGAACGACTGGCCGGTGTTGAGGGCACCGAGGAAGTCGGTCAGCACGCCGGTGATCAGCGACAGGGCCAGCAGCACGGTCGACTTCACCGCGGCCGACGCCTGGCGCTTGGTGACCAGGTCGACGAGCAGCGGCAGCAGCAGGCCGACCACGACGAAGACGAGCAGGGACAGGGGAGAGTTCACGGTGATCATGGCTGCCTACTTCCCGGCCTGATCCGGGGCGTCCTGGGCGTCGTTGCGCGCCCACATCGCGCCGTCGCGGACGATCTCCTTGATCGCCTGCAGCAGCTCGGGATCCCTGCCGTCGGCGGCGTTGATGATGGCGCCGCGAACGGCGCCGCGCAGCAGGACCGGGTCGATCCCGGACTGCGGACCTTCCTCAGCCCACCAGGTCAACGCCTCGTGGACCATCTCCTTGAACTGCTGCCGCTGCTCGGGAGTCGCCATGTCGAACCACCATTCGTCGTCGCCCGGGGCGGGCGGGTTGGAGGGGGTGCTGGGATTGGTGCTGGGGGGATTCGGCTTGGCCGGCTCCCGGCGGATCCGGGCGGCCACCACGGCGCACTGCGCCGAGCTGCCGATGATCTCGAAGTGCATCGGGTCGTTCGACCAGAGCCAGCGGACGACACCACCGAGATCGGCGATGATGCCGCGGATCTTCTCCGCCTGGGCGGTCGTCCACCCGGACCCGCCGCCCGGCGCGACGGTGCCGTTCGGGTGCCGCGGGGCGTTGTAGTCGATCGCGGTCCCGGACGCGTGGCAGGACAGGACCGAGGGGTTGTTGACGTTGGCCCGGTAGCCGTAGCCCCAGCAGCCGTAGCCGATCTCGCCGGCGGGTCCGGTCATCATGGGCTCGACTTCGTTGTGCAGCCGGGTCACCAGGTAGGTGAAGATGACCGAGACGGCGCCGGCCTTGACGCCGCCGGGGAATCCGCCGTTCGAGAACGGCCGGCTGCCGAGCACGGACCAGTTGGTGTCGATGTCGATCGCGGCGGGGTTCGGGCTGGCGACCCACCCGTTGTAGCTGGTGACCACTACTTCTCCCGTCGGTACGGTTCGAGCTGGGCGAGAACGATGACGGCGCCCTGGAACTGGGCCATCAGCAGCAGCACGGCGCGCCAGCACATGACGACCAGGCAGGCGGCGTACATCGCGACCCGGGTCCAGGCGCGCACCCACGGGTCGGACCAGGCCCACCCTGCGACGACGCCCAGGTTGTAGGTGAGCAGGCCGGCGAAGACGAGGGAGGAGACCCACAGGTACCAGCCCTCGCGGGTCTCCCACCAGCGAGCCAGCACGGTGTAGATCGCCAGGAAGCCCAGCGCGGCCACGACGGCCATCACCAGGAAGGCGTCCCCCACGGCCATCACTCGATCGATCGTCATCCCCCGAACCTCAGTTTCATCGCGCGGCGCAGACGGGGCGCCAGGTGGTTGCGGTCGAGGAGGAACCCGAGTCGGGCTGCCTCCTCGGCCACTTCGGGCGCCTGGCCCTCGATGTCGGCCTGCTGCCGCCGAGCCTCGGCTAGGGCCTCATCCGCTCGCCGGCGGGACTCACTCGTCGTCATCATCAGCCACCTCGGGCATCGCCTGAATCAGAGCGGTGGAGGCGCGCATCGCCTGACGCGCGTCGGTCAGGACCTCGGCGGTCTTGCTGCTGGTGGACAGCGCGGTCAGTGCGGCGTCACGCCAGGTGTCCCGCTCGGTCCGCATCTCCTGGTGGGTGGACCGGGGGACCAGGGTTCCCTTCATCAGCATCCGGACCAGGACGATCCCCATCGTGGCGGCGACGGTCCAGCCGGAGATGTCGGAGATCACCCCGAAGTCCCACGGCATCAGAGGATTCGCTCGATGCGGTAAGAAACCACCAGTGACGCGTCAGCTCGGGGCTCGCGATCACTGATACGCGTCGCCCAGAACACCACGCCTGTCGACACGTAGGTGTGCACGGACAACTTGGTGTCGGCGGCAACAGCTTCCGCCGCGCCAGCGGGGCCCGCCACACGGAGATCGATGGTCGCCTGGACCGGCACCGCGCCGAACGGGTGGCTGATCGCGAAAAGGCCCACGGTGTTGGTCGTCACGTCTGCGTTGCCAACGATGTAGGTCAGACCCTGGACTGGGACCGGGTAGTTGGTGGAGCCGACCCGCAGGTACAGCAGCCCAGTCTCGGCGACGTAGTGGAGGGAGCCGCTGCCGCCGGTCTCACTGGCATTCCGCGCGACCAGGGTGGGGAACTTCGCGATGACGTTGTCGTCGAGGGACTGCGCCAGAGCGAAGGTTGCGGCCGGGATGTCGGCGTCCTGGTTGTCCTCCCAGTACTGGCCACCGGAGCGGGTGAGGGTCCCCATCAGCGGGCTCCTGACTTGATGACGTCGACGATGGTCGGTTGGCCTTCGATGAAGAGGACGAGGGCGGTCTCCCCGACCTGCGGGTTGCCGGCCTCGAAGGTGCGGGTCCAGTCGCAGGGCATGGGCTGGCCGGCGTTGTCCACCTCGACCCGGAGCAGCCCGGTGGGCCCGTAGTTGAGGGTGAGGATCGGCAGGGACTGGCCGATGGACAGCTTCGGCAGGATCGAGGCCAGCGCGTCGAGGACGGCCTGGACGAGGACCTCCATCAGTCCTCCTCGATCTGCGTGGAGACGGTGGTGATGACCTGCATCTCCTGGACGGTCAGCGGGGTGACGACCGTCTGGATCTGCGCGACCTCGCGGCCGTCCTTCGTGGTGCCGGTGGCGGTGTCGCCGGCGTCCGTGGACGGGTCGGGGATGTCGCTGTACTGGACGGTGCGGGCCTGGCCGGCCCGGCGGGCCAGGATGGTGCGGGCCGCGTCGATCCCCTGAGCCGCGTCGAGCAGCAGCGGGGAGGCGTAGTTGAGCACCCGGTACTCGGGGTACTTCTTGGAGCCCAGGCGGTACGGGTGGGCGGGGTGCTCGGGCCAGGTGATCGCCGCGGTGACCGTGCCGAAGTCGACGTCGCTGGCCGAGCTCCGGACGGACACCACGTTGTAGACCTTCGAGATATCCAGCTTGATCAGGTAGCCGAGCCTGCCGAGGTCGACGGTCGGCGCCCCGATGGTGCGGGCGTTCGCGATCCGCGGGACACCCTCCCGGTCGAGGTACACCTCGGCGGCGATCGATCGGGCAAGGTCGGCCACGGCCTGGTCCCGCTCGTTCCCGTCGAGCAGGACGGGCGCGGCGGACCGGGTGCTGGTGGCGGTGATCCGCGCGTCCGGCAGCCCGGCCTGCGTCAGGAGTTGAGCGATGGCCAGGGTGATCCGGCCGCCCGGGCTCATCGTGGGACCGCCGAACTTCGACGCGGTGGCCCGCTGGAAGTAGTCGTCGCACTGCACCGAGATCGCCTCGGTGTTGCGGCCGATGTCCGGCTGCCGCATCGGGAACCGGCCCATCGGGCACTCGACCAGGCTGTGGCGGCTGAACCGGACCCCGCGGTACGGGCGCAGCTCGAGGCCTGAATAGTTGTCGAGCCACCGCCGCCACGAGCGGTTCAGGAAGATGCTCGTGGACAGCGAGCGTCGGGCCCCGGTCACCCACTCGTCGGTGACGGAGCCGCCTTCGAACGGCGCGGCCTCCGACAGGATGGTGCCGTCGGCCCACAGCTCCATCCGGATCGTGGCGGTGTGACTACCCCGGAGCGCCCGCTTCCAGCGCTCCGGGTCGGGGACTGCCCACATCAGACGGTCGTGTTCGTCTTCAGCGCTGCAGCGTTGGCGTACAGCAGCTTCATCTGGCCGGCGTTGATCCCGGCGGCCTTGAACGTCTTCGCGGCGATGCCGGCGGTCCAGGCGCTGATCAGGTCGGCGTCCGGTTCCTGGGCTTCCTCCCAGGGGATGGTGACGGTGTCCCACGGCCAGTAGGCGCCGCCGGGGTTGTCGTAGTCCATCTGCCCGGGCTGCACCCACATCCAGCCGACCCGCCACCCGTCGCCGGGGGTGTTGATCAGCAGCAGCGGATCGTCGTCGGTGAGGGCGAGGATCGCGTCGGCGTCGGAGTGCTTGACGACGATCGCTCCGCTGATGCCGTCCCGCCGGCCCTCGCTGATGAAGATCGGCTTCTCCCCGGGCGGGGTGAATCGGCCCGCGCGGCTCTTCGTCGATCGGGTGCCGATGGACCGGACCGAGTCGAGACAGACGGAGCGGGTGATGTCCGATGGGTGGATCAGCCAGGCGACCGAGCTCGGCACCCACACCCCCGACGCGGTGGCGGAGGCTGAGCCGACCTGCACCCGGTAGGACACCTCCCGGTTGTACGGGGAATGGTAGTCGTACCCGACCCAGGAGCCGGAGATGGACCGCGGATCCGGCGGGGTCAGGACGCGATGCTCGGACCCGTCCTGGTGGATCCGCCACAGCGTGAGCAGGCTGTTCGCCGCCACCGAGTTGGGTGAGCCGGTGGTGGTGGTGACGTCGAGCCGGACCCGCGGGGGGAGGCCAAAGGCCGCGCCGCTGAAGTCCGCTGCCGCCGTCAGGGTGATCACGTGAACTGGCTCCGACGCCGGGTCAGCAGCTGGCCTGCCTGCGCCATCCGGCCGTCGGCGGCGACGGTTGCGGTGCGCGCGATGACCCCGGTGAGCTCGCCCTCCCCGCGGATCGTGATATCGAGCGCCATCCGCCCGCCGCCCGGGGTGGCGATGGTCAGGACCCCGGGCTGGCCGCCGTCGACGTAGCCCTTCGGCTTGGGGAACGTGCGGTTCTGGACCGCCTTCATGAACGCCGGCCCGTAGTAGTCGACGGACTCCTCTGGCTGCACCCACTCCCGGGAGCGGAGCATGATCGGGAGCCCGAGCGCGGAGGCCAGCACATTGTCCTCCCGCGGGTTCGACGGTGGGGTGCCGGGCACCTGGCCGCCGCCGGACATCCCGGGGAGGCGAGAGTTGAGGGCCTTGATCAGGCCCTGGATCTGGCCGCCCCGGTTGGCGACGAGCATCTGGTCGCCGACGACCCGGCGGGTGACGGTGACGGTGGACCCGTCGATCCGGCGGATCTGTCCCTCGAGGGTGGACAGGTCGGAGATCAGCACGTTGGCGTTCGAGCTGAAGGTGACGCTCTTGTAGTTCGGGACCCCGTCGACCGCCTGCCCGAGATCCTGAGCTGCCTGGCGGGCCTGGTCGGCGCGGATCGCATCGTAGGCGGTTCGGACGTTGGCCGGAATCAGACCCTGAGCGTCGGCCAGAGCATTGGCCGCTTCCTCACCGACACCGGCCGCGACAGCCGAGGCGATGAACTGGGCGCGCTGGTCGACCATCTTGGCCGTGGCAGCCTGCACCGCGGCCTCGTAGTTGTTCATGCCGCCGGCGCCGTCGAAGGCCCGCTGCGTCATCCCCTGCGCGGAGTCGGCCAGTGAGTCGAGGCTGTCGGCCTGCTTGTCGCTGGCGTCGGCCTGCGAGGACTGAGCCTCGACGAGGGCCCGGGTGGCGGCGTCGTAGTCCTTGCCGGAGGTGATGCCTTGGTTGGTCAGGTCGTTGACCTTGGCCTGCGCCTCGGACACCGCGGCGTCCGCGTCGGCCTTGTCCCGGGCCGCGGCCGCGACCGCCCGGATGGTGGCCTCGTGCGCCCGGGTCGCCTGCTCAGCCGAGATGGTGTTGCCGGCCAGGGTGTCCAGGGCGAGCTGCAGCATCTGGATGGCCGAGTCCATCTCGGAGGCGGCCGAGGACCCGGAGGCGAGCGCCTCAGCCAGCGGGGAGGCGCCTTCGGTGGCGGAGTTCGCCGCCGCCTTGATCGACTCGATCTCCGCGGCGCTCAGGTTGGCCTCGCTGCCCATCCGCTGGATCTCGTCCGCGGACAGGCCGGAGATGGTGGCCAGGGACAGGATCCGGTCGTAGGCGGCCTGCGCCGAGTTGCCGAAGTCGCCGGCGGTGATAGCCGCGTCCTTCTGCGCCTGGGCGAGCTGGTCGGTCGCCTCGCCGTTCTGGATCATGACGCCGCCGAGCTGCAGCACCGGGCCCTGCGCCTGGCCCATCGCGGCGGTGAAGGAGTCCATGATCGTCGTGGCGTCGCCGACGTTGCCGCTCAGCCGGGCCTGCTCGTCGGCGTAGCCCTGCACCTTGCCGGTGACCCCGGACCAGTCGCCGGAGTCGATCGCGTCGAGCAGCTCCTGCTGGGAGACCTTCGCTCCATCCAGGACCGAGGCCATGCCCTTGAAGGCGCCCTCGGACCCGATCGCGGCCAGCTGGGACGCCTTGATCTGGGAGGCCAGTTCCTGCTGCGCCTGGGCGTTGCCCATGGCGGCGTCGGCGTACAGGTCCAGGCTGATGCCGGCCTTCTGCAGGGTCTCCGCCACGCCGGTCCCGGCGGTCTGCTGCAGGATCGTCGCCCTCGTGTTCGCGGTGATGGCGCCGGTCGCCTCGTCGAGGGTGTCCCTCAGCTCCTTGAACCGCTCCTGCTGCCCCTCGATGGCATCCTCGGCGCCGCCGGAGGAGTCGGAGAACAGCAGCATGGCGGTCGCGACCCCGGCCATCAGCAGGCCGATCGGGCCCAGCGAGACCATCAGCCCACGGGCTGCGACGCCGAGCCCGACCACGGCGGCGGCCAGGGCCTGCGCGCCGGCCGCGATGGTGCCCCACGCCGCCCACAGGGCGACCGCCCCGCCGATGAGGTAGATCGGGCCGGGCAGGTCGCTGAGCCAGTCGAGCGCGCCCCGCAGGATGTCGAACAGGCCGGCGAACGCGGCCGCCGCGGTGGACAGGATCGGGGCCAGGTCGGTCCCGGCGGCGGAGATGAACCCTTGGATGGACCGCCACACCGAGTCGAAGGCGCCCTGCAGCGAGCCGCCGACGGTGGAGTCCAGCTGGCTGCTGGCGCCGGCGATCTTGCCGTAGGCGTCCTCGAACTGCTGCGCCGCGGTGCCCACATCCAGGGCGCCGAGGGCGAGCTGGGCGTCCTCTGCCTTGGTGCCGAACAGACCGACCGCGACGGACGCCTTGGTGGCCGGGTCCTGGATCCCGCGGAAGGCGTCGATCACGGTGTCGGTCGCGGTCTTCGCCGACTCCCCGCCCTTGGAGATCGCGGTCAGGGTGGCATTGAAGTTCAGGCCGAGCTGGGAGATCGCCTGCTTGCTGTCGCCCGACTGGATGCGGAGCAGCATCTCCTTGAGGCTGTCGGCCACCTGGTCGGCGTCCCGGGCGCCGGCCTTGAGGCCCTGGGACAGCAGCCCGAGGGCGTCCTTCCCGTCCAGGCCCAGGGTCCGGAAGACGGTGCTGTACTCGTCGAAGGTGTCGAGCAGATCGTCGGCGGCGTTCACCGGCGACTGCAGGCCCTTGGTGATGATGTCGAGGGCCTCTTGGGCGTTCTTCGCCAGGCCGGTCTTCATCAGCTGCCCGGCTGACCGGGTCACCGCCGAGAAGTCCTCCTCGAACACGGCGGCGAGCGACATCACCTGCCCGGTAATGGATTCCAGGACATCCGAGCTGACGTCGCGGAGCCCGTCCATGTTCTTGACGACCGAGACGATGGCGGTCCCGACCTCTTCCATGGACTCGCCGTAGTTCTTCGAGAACAGGGAACCGGCGGCCTTCCCCAGCCGGCCGGCTTCCTGCTCGGTCGCGCCGAGGCTGGCCTGGATCTTCCGGGTGACCGTGTCCGCCTCGAACGCAGCGGCGATGGCCAAGGCCAGGCCGGCGCCGATCACGGCACCCCCAGCGGCGGCGATCGCCCCGCCCTTGGAGATGAACTCCTGCATCTTGTCCAGGGCCCCGGAGATGCCTTCGTCCATCCCGGAGTCATCGATGCCAAGGGTGGCCTGGAGCTCTCCGACGTTGAAAGTCACTGGCCCCCCTTGCCTTTGCGCTCCTTCTCCTCCCTCAGGGAGTGAAGGGACCGGGTGAGCCGGCAGTCTAAGACGAACAGGCCGTCGATGAGCCTCTGCAGCCAGGGCCCGGAACGCTCATCCAGCAACGGTGAGTCGACGTCGACTCCGTATTCGGACAGCAGGTCGGCGGCGATGAGGCGGTGCCGTTCCCACACCTCGGGCATGGTCGGGGCGTGGGGGTCCCGGGTCAGCGTCTCTTCGGTTTTTTCGGGGAGCTCGTACCACTCCCAGACGCCCGTCGGGCCCCGTTCACCCCGGCCGTACTGGTCGAGGTCTTCCGGCGACGGGCGCTGCGGTTTCCCGGGTTCTCTCCCGCCCAGACCTTGGCGGCCAGATCGCGGTCGCCGGTCATGTGCCAGGCCATGGCCGTGGCGGACGCGAGTTTGATGTAGACGTCCAGGACGCCGTCGGCGAGCATCTGGTCGTGGACCTCGCGGCTAAGCGGGGCGGCGACGACGTCCTTGGCGGTCCACTCCGATTCCATCACCTCGACGACCGAGGCCCGCAGGTCCCGGTCGTTGGTGACGGCCTCGGCGACCTGGTCCGGAGTGGCCTGCGCCAGGTGCTGCAACCGGCCCCGGCCGATCTCGCCCCAGAGGGCGTCGGCCGCCCGGAGGCGCCAGTAGTCCCGCCCGCTGATCGGAGGGATGTTGTACCGCTTGATGGTGCCCCCGGCCAGGGGGTTGCCGATGGGGATGTCCAGCGGCAAGGACTCGATGACCGGGGGCAGCCCGAGGGACTGCATGGGCTCAGCTCTTCGTGAACGCCAGCGGGGTCGCGTCGGCGCCGGCGCCGTTGGTGACCTTGATCGGCTGGGCGCCAGCGGTGCCGCCGGCCGGCACGACCGCCTTGAGCTGCGTCGGCGAGTCCACCGTGAAGAGGGCCGCGGTGGTGCCGAACTCCACGGCGGTCACGCCGACGAAGCCAGTGCCGGTGACCGTGATCGTGGTGCCGGCCGGACCGGACGACGGGGAAGCGGACACCGCGTTCGGCAGCACCGCGGCCGCGACCGGGTTGGCGAAGTCGGTGCGACGCAGGCCCTGACCCTTGATCTCGAACTGCGCGGTCGAGACGTCCGTCGGAGCCCCACCCTGCACGGTGAACTTCACGAAGCCGTACCCGTGGTAGCACTTCGTGCCGAATCGGTCGAACCACATGACGTGGACCTGGGTGTGGCTGTCGCTGGAGTCCTCCAGCATGCCGGCTCCCGGGTCACGGTCTCCGCCGTAGTCGGCGAGCTTGACCGTGCCCGAGATCGTCCACGCCGCGCCGGTGGTCGTCGACGACGCCCACACGATGCCCGACTCGTCCACGGAGTCGTAGTCGGTGTCGTCCTGCTCGGTGTAGTCGACGGTGCCGGGGGAGAAGTCGGTGATGCCGAAGACCTGCAGCCACGAGGCGTCGGCCGAATCGGTGGCCGCGGACCCCGGGGTGGTGGGGACGTAGTCGCCGTCGACGGCCAGCCGCCAGCGGGCGGCGGTCTTGGAGACCGGCGCGTTGGCCGGGGTCAGGGTGGGAGCAGGCATGGTGGTGTCCTCTCAGGTGATGGACCCCGCGACACTGCACGCGG